CGATTTCTGTGCGACCAGACGTGCTTGCTTCCATGAGAGCCGTTTTGCCATTATTATCCTTCGCATTCACATCAATACCTTCTTGTTTAAGCAGTAATTCCACGATTTCTGTTCTTCCACACCTGCTTGCAATGATGAGGGTCGTTCGGCCATTATTATTCTTCATATTCACATCAATTCCTGGTTGTTCCAGTAACGATAAAACTTCTTCTACATCTCCTTGTTCACCTTCCCTATGGAGAGCCGTGCTGCCATAATCATCCTTGGCATTCACATCGTCACGGCATTCTAACGAATGGCATGCCCCACTACCTCTCTGTCTTTTGGAACGAGTTTTTCTAAACCATTTTTGTTTGTGAATTTGTTTAATAGTAGCCATTATATTATATTAATATTAATATAATAAACATATTAAAAATAATTAATATATTTATTTATGTCTAAAAAGATATTTATATCAACTCCTTGCTATGACGCTATGATGACTATGCAATATACTATGAGTATATTAAACTTAGTTAATATGTTAAATCAATATAAAATAGAATTTATGATTGATTTTTTGGGAAATGAAAGTTTAATAACTAGAGCTAGAAATAAATCTTTAGCCAAGTTTCTTCAAACAGATTGTACACACTTGTTATTTATCGATTCTGATATTGAGTTTCCAGCTCAGGCTGTTTTAGATCTATTGTTCTTTGATAGAGATGTTTCTTGTTGTACTTATCCAAAAAAGGGATTCAATTGGAATAAATTTATCTATTCTATGCAAAATGAAACTAGTAGTCAAGAAAATCCTGAATCTCGTGGATTAGATTTTGCCTATAATATTTGTTATGATGAAAACAATAATTTAATTAAAGATGATAATTTTATTAAAGTAAATCATGCGGCGACAGGTTTTATGATGATAAAAAGAAGTATAGTAGAAACCCTTTGTAGCAAACATCCAGAATTGGAAATAATTTCAGATGATCTATCTCAAAAAGATAAGGTTAATCATGGATTATTTTGTTGTATGATTAAGAATAAAATGTATCTATCAGAGGATTATTCATTTTGTGATAGAGTAAATGAAGCCGGGGGAGAGGTATGGATAAATGTAAAACACAACTTGAATCATATTGGGAAATATAGTTTTAATAGTGATATAAAAAATAGGCAAAATTATGGACGTTCTATTGCTGAAAGACAATTTTATACCTAATATTTTTTAATGTGTATGATCATTATTGCTAGTTACTAAATGATGCCTTATAGATGATCTTGGCACATATAATATATTATGATGATTGTCGTGTAATGGATAACCACCTTGATATATTTTTCTAGTTTTTTTACCTCCTATTTCCTTGTGTTTCTTTCGTTTTTCAGTTATGGACATTTGAACATTATCTTTAAACTTTTTAGATTCATTTTTAATTCGTACTATGTATTTATCATTTTTTACTTGGTCTAAAATATGTTTTAATTGTATTTGTATTGGTTCCGAAGAATAGTTTTTTGTTTTACTTTTACTAGAACCACCCGATCTGCGCGATATGCGCATCCATCCTCCTGTTCCTTCATTCCATGTCCATCCTGCTCTCAATCTTGTGTTAATTTCATCTTGAGATATGTTTTGATCTTCTAGCCTAGTTCTATTATGTCTTCGTGTTCTTTCGTTTCTTCTTCCATTTCTTCCTCGTCTCAACCCACTTCTTGGACTTATAATATTAATAGGAATAAAAGAACGATAGTCTGAATGATCATCTGAACTATTATTAGATGGTGAATTACTAGTAGTACGACCTCCTTTGCGAGTTTTCTTATGATATCGTTTTTTATCTCTTCGTGTATTTCTATGTTTCGTCATAATATATACGTATATAAAAATAATTTGTATCTAAATAAATGATATTCATATTATATGTGATATAATATGAAATTATAAGTTATAATAGACTAAAAAGTCAGTTTACTTAATTGGAGTAGGCAAGACCACCCATACCACTCATGATACGAAGAACGTTGTAGTTAGTGGCGTATACACGGACCTTAGCAGTGCGTGTTCCCTCAACGGTGGCGTTGGAAAGAACAAGTTGTAAGGTGGCGTTGTCAATACGGGAGAAGTTGCATGTTCCAGATGGTTGGTGCTCTTCGGGGCGAAGGGCGAAGGAATACACGTTGATACCAGTATCGGGTGTGCGGCTGTGGACTTGGAAAGGTTGGACTTGGTCAAAGTAGGAACCCTCACGCTCAGAGAAGCGGTCTTGTCCGTTGAGTTGAAGCTTGGCAACAACAACAGGGTTTTGTCCCCAGCAGTGCATGTCAAGGGATGTCTCGGCAAGGACGAATGTTCCAGCATCAGAGACACCAGAGTTTGTAGCTCCTTTACCTTGGTTATCCCATTGCTCTTGGGTAATACCGAGCTTAGCAAGAGCCTCAGCATCGGGGACAGGTCCGGGAACACCTTGTCCTCCCATGTTGGGCTCTGTGTAAGCGTTGTCGTAAGCACCACCATGCCAGTATCCGGTGAAATCTCCGTCCATGGCACCAGCAGTCTCGAACATACCGCGGGAATCGATGAATCCATACTCACCGACGGTGGCGGCATAACCACCGAAAGCGTGGATAGCGTTGGGAAGAGCATCAAGAGCATCTGTGTAGTTGAAAGGTTGGGCACCAAGAAGTTTGAAAAGACTGGCATCACACAAGAGGGATGAGCAGTAATCAACGTTGGCATCAGGTTGGACAACCCAGATGAGTTCCTTGACAGGGTGGTTGAAGTTGAGCTTGATCTTGTTGGAAGAAGAACCAACAGACTCGTCTCCTGTGAATTGGAGTTGACTGATCAAATACTCATGGGGGTTTTGTGCGAATCTGCGACGCTCGTCAGTGTCAAGGAAGACATAGTCGACGTAGAGAGAAGCAGCAACCAAAGATTGGTTATAGGCGATGGTAGCAGTAACAGGTGTTCCGACGTTGTATTGGTTTTGGACGTTGTTAGGTTTAGCTCCGTCGTTGCAGCTCAAGCTGGTAACAGCCCACAAGCACTCATCGATGGGGCGAAGATCAAGGTTGATCTTAACCTCGTGGTATTGAAGAGCGATCAAGGGAAGAGCAAGACCGGGGTTGGTACAAAACCAGAATTGAAGAGGAATATAAAGAGTAGTCTCAGGAAGAGCGTTGCGAGGAGCACACACTTGACGAGGAGCATCGGAATCACAGGGTCCATCAACATCAGCGAAAGAGGGGTCGGTGATGAATGTGAGTTGTGTGGTGTTACCGATCATCTTGAAGTATCCCTTCTCTTGGCAGCAGTTGATTGTGAGTTGGTTCCAGATGTGCATCCAGTCACCATATTGGCGGTCGATACGTTGACCTCCAATCTCAACCTCAACTTGAGCAATAATTTGCTCACCAGGGAAGTCTAACCAACGGGCATAGACAGAGTTGTTGCCGGTAGTGATACTGGCGGTGTTACCCATGAGTTGGTTGATCTCAGGAAGTGTAACTTGTAAGTAGGTGCGGTAAGCAAGATCACCATTACGGCTGATTGTGCATGTAACACGACGGCCGAAATCGGCTTGTCCGTTGAAGGTTTGCTCAATGGACTCAATAGCAAAGTTTGTGTAGCGACGATAAGTAACCTTCCAGAAAGTAATCTGGGGATTACCAGTAAGGTAGACGTCTTGGGCGCCGTAAGCGACGAGTTGCATTAATCCTCCTCCCATTTTTATATAGTGACTAAAGAAAAAAATTTTCAGAAAAAACTAATAATTAAATAATTAATTATTAGTTTTTTTTCAAGTCACTTTAAAATTATTTATATTCAAATTATCCTTCATAAATGAAGCTAAATATGAATCCAAAAATATTTCCTTTTTCTTCTCATGATTTTTGCTAAAAATATAAGAATCTTTGCTTTTTTTAACATTCCATCCATCATTTAACGCGTTATATATAAAAATCATTTTCCTTAAATGAATATTATCTATATTTATATTCTCTTCTTCAGAAATATTTAGGGTTTCATGTGATACATTATTCATTAATAATTTTATAGAAAAGTATTTTATATTTCAAACTAGATATATATATTTCGAAAATTATTAATTAAAAAAATACAATAAAAATATATAAAGATGCCTTCATTTAAACAAAAACCACAAAAAAAAATTAAGGTAAATAAAAAAAGTTTATCAACACTAGATACAAAACATCGAGATATTATTAATAATTTTGCTAAACAAGAATCTGAAAATATTCCTAAATTAAAACAAGAACGAGATAATATTATTAATATTTTTCAAACAGACAAAACTCTTACAATTGAACAACAAATGAATTATAAAGATAGAGTTGCCGAAATATCATCGATATTAAAAAACTTGAAAAAGAATAAGAAAAATTATCTATTGGATAATTCTAAATATGTATTTGAATATTTTGAAAATAAGAAAAATATATCAGATGGAAATGAAATAGTAAGAACCAATAATAATAAATTAAATGCTTTTTTTAAAATTAAACATGATAGTAATAAGAGAGAAGAAAAAACAAATGATAACATTTTTCAAAAGTATTTATCAAATATAGATGATTCTTATTTAGATATAAATACTTATGTAGTCGCATCTGATATTTGTCCAACATGTCATGTGGGTGAGTTAATACCGGTGGTTGATGAAGGTATATTAATGTGTAATGAATGTTATAAAAATATTCCCTATTTAGTTGAAAATGATAAACCTTCGTATAAAGAACCTCCTAAAGAAGTTTGTTTCTATGCTTATAAAAAAATTAATCATTTTAAAGAAATATTGGCTCAGTTTCAAGGAAAAGAAACAACCCAAATACCACTTGAGGTTACAGAAGGTTTAAAAAATCAAATTAAAAAGGAGCGTATTAGTTATGATGATTTAAACTACTATAAATTAAAAGATTTATTAAAAAAACTAGGATATAATAAGTATTATGAGCATATTAATTTTATCAAAGATAAGTTAGGTATGATACCTCCAACTTTCTCTCAGGAGTTAGAAGAAATATTATGTAATTTTTTTATGGAGATCCAATATCCATATGCCAAACATTGTCCAGATTATCGTGTCAATTTTTTGCATTATTATTATGTATTATTTAAGTTATTAGAATTATTAGAAGAATATGATTATCTAAATGAAATACCTATGCTAAAAGATAGAGAAAAATTATTGGAACAAGATAACATTTGGAAAAAAATTTGTCGAGATTTAGATTGGCAATTTATTGATACTATTAATGTTTAAAAAATAATATTATTAAATTATAATATTAATATTATTTACACTATCAAATATTTAATTATTTAGTGGTATAAGAATACCCATATGTACCATTATCTTAACAGTTATTAAAAAACCATAAAAAAGGGCGAATATTATACCAAGTAATATAATATTATTATCTTTTTGTAAATATCCATATAGTATCCACAGACAATTGGCTATATAACTAAATGTTAGCCATGTTGTGTCTAAATCTGTAACATCCCATGTCTTTATTACTGCTAAAAGTTCAGGTAGTATTCCTATTCCTGATAAAAAAGTGGCAATCATGGGTATTATTGTGATTGCTTTTACCATTATATTATATATCTTTATTTTTTCATTTTTCATTTTTATTTTTACTCATTATCAGAATCACTTGATAAATTTAAATCTTCATCCATTTCTAAATAATGTTGTTGTGCTAAATAACGAGCTTGTGTGTTTTGAGGTCTTTGAGGTCTTTGAGGTCTTTGATTTAATCTTCTTACAAACCTATTATGAGATGCGTTAGATTCGGTAGAGCTTCTACTTGCAAAACTATCATCAAAATTAATACCACTTAAACTTAAATCAACACTATCATCTTCTTTTGTAGTTTCACCCTCATCTGGATTTTGTCCCCCTTTATATTTATATTTTTTTTTACCTCCAAAAATGATTCCCTCACCATAATCATCTCTGTATCTAGTTATCGGTTGTCCATATGGATAAGCGATTCTTCCTAATAAAGGTTCTTCAGGTTCTAGGTACATTTTTTTGTTATAATTTTCTGATATTTTTTTTTGAACTAATCGCTCTTTTTCTCTATCCATTTCTTGTTCTTCCTTTTTGTGTTTTTTTAAATCTATTTCGCGCCTTTTTGCTAGTTTCTCTTTACTTGTTAATTTATTCCAATTGACTTGATCCTTTTTATTTTTTTCTTCCATTTCTTTTCTCAATTTCATTATGGCTTCTTTGCGTTCCTTATTCTTTTTTTCTGCTTCTTCTTCCCTTTCTCTCATCATTTTTTCATAAGTTTCTTGGGCGTTCCTTTGTCTAAACTCTGTAATTTCTTTCTTTCTTTTAATAAGTGCTTTTTCTTCTTCTATTTTGTTTAAAGCTCTATCACTGGGGAGTTTTAATGATAAACCCTTCATTACTGGTTCTATGTTTGTTGGACTTGGATTAGTACTTCTAACATCAGTAACGCTTCTTGGACTTATATCAGATTTTCTATGTTTTTTAGCACTAGAATCATCATTTATATTAGAATTCAAAATGGTTCTTTTTTTATCATCACCATTCCCACCTTTATATTTTCTTTTAGTTTTTCTTTTATTTCCTCCTTTTAATGGTTTTTTTCCTAATGCCATATCCAATAAATCTTGTTGTTCTTGTCTATTATAATACTGGGTGACGGCTTTTTGTTTTTCTTTATTTCTTGATATAAACATTTTCTTAGTTTTATTTTGTTTTGGACTTGGTTCTGATTTTGTGCGAGGTGAAAAATTTACATTTTTACGTGTATATTTTGGTGGTGTTGAAGGTTTTTCTTGTTTACTTTGTGTAATACCACTCCCCTTTTTTTTATATCTCCTTGTCTTTTTATGAGAGTTGTTCATAATATAATATATAAATATTATATATTATATTAATTATAGAGTAATTGTCTGCTTAAAATCCTCCAGGAAACTTAACCATATTAGCACCAATACCAAACCCAGCACCAGAGCGTGTTGTGACAGCAATACTAGGGACATACATATCTAAAATACTAAATGTTGCGGCAGCAGTTAATGCAATAAAAATGATTTCATCAAAATTCATAGAGCGCTTAGGGATTGCATAAGCAGCAATAGCAACCATAACACCTTCTACAAGGTACTTAATGACACGTTTGATAATTTCAGCAACGTCAAACATTATTTATAATAATTCTAGAGAAAAAAAAAATATTAAAAAATAAATAATATCTAATAAAAATAGCTTAAACTTATTATCTAAATAAAATATACATGACAAGTTATTCGAAAATGACAACTCCTTTGCCAGATGATAACGCTTCACCATCTAAATCAGTAGATGTATTGGATGAGGATAAACCTGTTGCCGGACAAAAGTTTGTTTGTGTTTCATTTTTATCTCCTGAAAAGATTTTAAAACAAAAGGATATATTTTTTTTCGAAGAGTTCCTAAATAAATGGGATTTTACTAAAGGTATGGAAAAGTTTCACCAATTTGTTAGTTTTATTTCTTTTAAATATAAGATTGATCTTGAAGATATAATGAGTGATTTTCAAGAGTTTATTCAAGATCAACATACTGAATTAGTAAAAAGTGGAGTAGAAGATGATTATAAGACATTTATTGATCAACATGAGCAACATTTAGAAGATAGTTTCAATAAAAAATATGATTTCCAAACTTCAACTAGGGGGCTAAAAATTCGTGGTGTATATCCGACACAAGATGAGGCTGAACTTAGATGTAAAATGTTACGTGAGATGGATCCAAATCATGATGTATTTGTAGGACCTGTAGGTTTGTGGATGCCTTGGGATCCTGAAGCATATAAGACCGGAAAGGTTGAATATTTGGAAGAAGAATTAAATCAACTAATGCATCAAAAGAATAAAAATGAAACTTTTGCTAAAGCATCTTTTGATGAACGTGTAAAAGAAAATAAACAAAAAGCAATTGAAGATAATATTCGTAATGCCGAAAATTCAGATTTAAAACTTACGCAAGGAATTGATGAAGATGGAAACTTAATAGGTGTGAATAATATGAATACTCAAGAAGATTTCTTGAAAGATCAAGATACTATTTCATCAGCTGATATAAGGACAGAATTATTTGAAGGTGATAATATTATAACAGGAAAAACAGATCATGGTGTAAGTAAATTGGTAAATGATCCTTTTTCTACCAAAAAAGATGATTAAATTATAAAGAAATTATAATAATAAATAATATTTAATTATTATAATTTATTTCACTATAAATACACTAATTATTGATGGGTTACCATTTAGTTTTTTTTACACTAATTTTAGGACCACCGCCACGTTTTTTAACATTATTTGGATCATATTTTTCATCTTCATCATCAGAGTTCATATCTTTGGATAATTCCCAAAACTCTTTAGAACCTAATTTAAAATCATTATGACTATCTGCTTTATACCAAAATACTTGTTCATGTAATTTATTTGATTTGGAATTATTATTTACAACTAAGCATTCATAATTTTCTGTGCATTGATCCATTACTTGACAAAAAGATTCAAACGTAGGGAACATTCCAGCATAATTTTCATAGATTCTTTTTCTATTTGCTATGTAAGGTTCACGTAATATAAAAACATAATCAATATTTGTTCGTAATGTAGGAGGAACACCTAATGGATATTGCATAGTAATTACTAACATAATTTTCCAATGACGTCCATTCATAAAAAGCAATCTCATCATTTTATCACGTGTCCAACTTGCGTCATATAAACAATCATCTAATATAACAAATGTTCGAGGATCTATAGTTGATTTTTTATAACTTTCTATTTCTTTTTTTATTTGCTTTAATACCGATTTTTGCCGTTTTAATATATTTTCAATAATAGATGAACTATATTCATTATGAATAAATAATTTAGGGACTAATTTTCCATAAAATCCATTACCTTCTTCTGTTCCAGAAATAACTACACCTATAGGTATATCTTGATGATAATATAATAAATCTCTCACCAAAAAACTTTTTCCTGTATCACGACGTCCAATTAATACAATTACAGGTCCTTTCGATTCATTTGGTTTAAAGCTAATAGTTCTCATATCGAACTTTTTTAATTCTAATGTCATATTATATTAAATATAATAAAAATATTCTAAAGTATTTACGCGAATATTAGTATTTGTAAAATTATAATATTTATTAAAATACTTTAGAATATTTTAATAATATTTATTATAAACTAGTTAAAAAAACATTATTTAATATATTTAATATTTATATTATGAGTGAAGGGTTTATTGATTATATAAAAAGACGAAATACAGAATTGTTTAAAACATTAGATAAAAATGTGAATATATCTAATTTACAAAACTATATTCCTTTGTATGATAAATTATTTTCCTTAAATGAAACTAATTATAATTCTATTAATTTAAATAATACATGGTATTTAAATAGTATAAAAAACTGCGACGATAAACCTAATACTTATAATTCTATTATTAAACATAAAAAATCTGGCAAAACTAAATCAAGTAGTATATTTATTAAATTTGCGCCACTTCTTGATCCCTTCAAATATTTACTTGGAAAATATAAAGACGAGGAAGAATATATGTTAAAATTACCTAAATATCCACAAAATCAAAATGATAGTCATGAAAAAACAAAATTATATAATAATTCCGCATATACCGATGGTTTTTTTTATTATTTAACAAGTATACTTATAAATAAATATAGTTTTGTTCATGGGGTAAAATATTATGGGTCTTATCTAGGAATAAAAGAAAACTATACTTTTGATATATTAGATGACTTAGAATATATTCATAAATCGGATTTTTTTAAAGAAAATAGAAATAAAAAATTTGTTGTAGATGATTATGAATATTTAATATGTGAAAATTCCGAACTAGATGAAAAAAAACCTCCAATTCGAATATCTACTAACAATATTTCCAATAAATCTATATCATCTTTACATTCTGATGTTTTTGAAGATTTATTTATAAAGAATGAAAAAGATTTTGATACAAATATTAAAGATTCTATAACAGCTGAAATATTGAACTTAGAGGATTTAACAGAATCTAATTTTAATTCATTAATGAATAAAGATACAAATAATATAACAACACTTAATTCATCATCTTCCTGTTCTTCAAGAACTTCCGTAACATCAGAAAATAAAAGTGAAAGTAATCCAAGTGAAAGTAATCCAAGTGAAAAAAATGGGGCTATTAATATTAATCAGACTGAAAAATCAGAATGTTCTTCATATGAATCATGTAGCACTTCTGAATCTTCAGAAGAAATACAAATAATGGCTACTATTCCTAAGTTTCCAATTCAATTAATTTGTATAGAAAATTGTGAAGATACATTTGATAATTATATTATGGAAAATGAATTATCTGACGATGAATGGTTTTCAGCATTATTTCAAATTATAATGATTCTATTATTATATCAAAATACATTTAACTTCACTCATAATGATTTACACACTAATAATATTATGTATAATACTACAAAAAATCAATATATTTATTATTGTTATAATAATATATTCTATCGTGTTCCTACGTATGGACGTATTTACAAAATAATTGATTATGGTCGAGCTATTTATAAATATAACGGAAATATATTTTGTAGTGATAGTTTTAAACCTGGAGAAGATGCTGCTACACAATATAATAGTGAACCTTATTTGAATGAAAATAAACCAAGATTAGATCCTAATCCCAGTTTTGATTTGTGTAGACTATCATGTTCTATTTATGATTATCTAATTGAGGATAATGTTAATAGTAAAACTATTAAAGAATTATCTCCAGTAGCGCAATTAATATACGATTGGTGTCAAGACGATAATAATATTAATATATTATATAAAGCAAATGGTGATGAAAGATATCCAGAGTTTAAATTATATAAAATGATTGCTCGATGCGTTCATGCTCATACTCCTATGAATCAATTGAAAAGGCCAGAATTTAAACAATATCAAGTTAATAGGGATAGTATTAATGAAACTATTATCACCAACCATCTCATAAACTTAGATATTATTCCAAATATGAGTAAATAAAAATAAAATAATTTTTTATATTTTGAGTATTTATAAAAAATTATTAAAAACCAGGAGTATCTGTAAAAGCTACTGTTCCTCCAACAGATGAACTTCCTTCTGTTAAATTACTATCTAATTGCTCTATGAAAAAAAATGCTGCTATTACGCTAAAATATACTAGAAGTGTATCACGAATTAATATTTTTAAAGGTTTACTTTCTTTATCAATTAATCTCATTTCAACAAACTTAAATATTATAAATACCGCTGATACAAATCCTGCGGTAGTATATGTATTCATTAATTTATAATATTAATTTCTTATTTTATATTTTACGCATTTATACTAATACTTCAATATCATTTAATAATGGATCAGGTGATAATTTAATCGAATTATCTAAGGTTTGAATTGATAAATGATTTGAAGCATCTAAATCACCAAATATTTTAATCTTACTATCATCATCATCCTCTTCTAACGATTGTCGTTCGATATTACGTTGTTCACTTATTTTTTCTAAATGTTCTATATCTTTTGAGGCAGTTATTGCGGTTTCTATGTTGTTTTCATCTTTTATCATATCTATATCATTAAACGATAATGCTGAGGTTAAAGATTCGTTTGGTTCAAGAGGACTTACAAGTTCAGGAAAAATATTATCATCTTTTGTAATAATGGAATTACTTTCTAATTGTTTAAGTGCTTCTTCAGTTTTTAATGTTTCAGGACTATTTATATCATCTTTATCATTCTTAGTATCTTTCTCTTCTTCTCCTATAATTGTTACTTCTCCACCATTTTGAGGATCAATATTTTCATTAATTATTTCTTCTTTAACATCTTCTTCTATGTCTTCCTCTATACTTTCATCCATATAAGCATTTAAAATAGCTTCAATTGGAACACCATCTCTTACTGTATTTAAGATTGCTTCTTGGATTAACATTTCCATTTCTCTCATGTTTTTTTGAACTAATAAAGGGTTTTCACTATGTTTTTCAAATAAATATACATTTGTATAGATTTTACGAGCACAATTTATATAAACATTATGAATAAAATTATCAAACTGAGGAATATTTATATCTATTTTTTTTTGTTTCTGACCAGCTCTTGCTACTGATAATAACTTTAATTGAATAACGTGAACGCATGTAATTAAATCTTCTAAATAATTACAATTACTCTTTTCAATTATCCGATTTTTTTCATTTTCTATTATTGCTGAACTCCATTTGGGTATTCGTGAAATAAAATTTTGAAAAGTCATTAGATATTTACTATTTTCATTATTTTTAATACAAAGTTGATTTGCTTCATTAAATATAGACTTAAATCCTAGAATTATTTGTGGAGTTAATATCACTAATAATCGTGAACACCACTCATTCTTTGATTCGTGCAAACTAGACAAGTTAAAATCATCCATTTACATAATATGATATATTCTATTTTTTATCTAAACTTATAACTAAAATATTTAAAATATAAATAATTAATAATTTTTCATTTCTAAAATCTAATCTTACTTTATTAAACTTCATTAGAATATCAATACGTGTTAAATCAGATAAAATAGGCATAAACTTTGGATTTTCTATTAATTTAATAATATCTAATGCGGTATATCCCTTTTCATATATTTTTGTTGATAAACCACAAATTTCTTTATATAATGGTTTAAAAATAAGTAATTCTTTTTTTAACCATTCATTTCGTTTTTGTGTGTCAGCCTTAATGTTTATTAATTGAGATATGTTATATTTATATAGATTAATTGAAGTACTATTGATTACAGGTTCAGGAACATATATTTCACAAAATCTAGATAATATTGGTTTTAATAATTTATATTTATCTTCTACGATTAAAAAAAAACGTGTAGTATGACTAAAGAGCTCTATACAACGTCTTAATGCTGATTGAGCATCTATAGTTAATTTATCAGCATTAAATAATAATATTGTTTTAAATACTCCTCCATTTTGAGAATTAATATGAGTTTTTGCAAAATGTTTTAATTCTTCCCGAATAAACTTTATTCCTTTTCCATGAGCACAATTTACATGAATTACAGAATTTTTTATTTCAGTATTATCATTATTATAAATTAACCTAATAAAATTATTGACTATTGTTCGTTTTCCATTACCTGATTCACCATGAAACATGATATGAGGGACATTATGAGAAGTATAAAAATATTCTAATTTACTTGTAATATCTTTATGAATATCTAATGACATTCGTTTTAATAAAATACCAAATTAGTCTTAATATTATAATTTATATATAATTATAATAATAATATTTGTTCAATAGTGGGTGTTTCAGTATTTTCTATATGTGGTAATTGTGGTTGAGGTATACGTGAAATAATAATTGAAATTACATAATTAAAC